TGGTCTATGTCTATCACCAAAGATACCCAAGAAACAACTGTTCAAGGTGACACTTTCAAATCTTTTGTTGGTGGACTTATTGAAGGTGAGGGATCTGCTGTTCTTCAATATGACAACGCTGCCTCTGGTGAGACTGCAACATTTATGGACGGCATCTTGACTACAGGCGACCCAGCAACAGCATCATTTGAGCTTTTCCCTGATAGTAACAGCGGAACTAAAAAGATCAGCTTCAGCGGCCTTATAACAAACTTTGAGCAAGGTTCAGCTATCGGTGATGTCAGCACAATCAACATCACATTCAAGCCATCAGGCCAAATTGTATCAGCAATCTAAAAGTAAAATTCTTCGCATTTATTTATGGCAACACAAAGAACCGCAGACATACTGCTTGGGGCGTTTCAAGATGAAATGGTCACAAGGAGAAAATTTGACGTAAAAAACTCAAAAGATGAAGTCATTATGAGTTTATACTTCAAACCGATTACAAGATATGCAAGAGTCAAAGCAACTCAATTAGCTGGCCCTGATGCTGATGCTTTAGTTGTATCAACTCAACTGCTTTGTCAAATGGCAGAAAAAGAAGATGGAACACTTGCTTTTGATATGTCAGATGCTCCTATATTGCAAAGACAGCTTCCAGAAAAAGTTTTAAATGATCTTGAGCTTTTTCTTAATAACATCACACTTGATATTGATACAGCAAAAAAAGAATAGTTGGGGATAGCTGGTTAAGATTTGAGTTTTTCCTAGCAACAGAACTTGGCAAGACAGTGCAAGAACTCAGAATGAATATGACTGAGGCAGAGCTTATTTATTGGGCTGGATATTATGAAGTCAAAACAGACGAAGAAAAGAAAGCGTTGCAACGACAAAAACGCATTTCAAGGTAATATAGAATAAAGGTTTTTTTTATTTGTGGCAGAGGCAGTCGTTAGATTAAGAGTTGATGCCAGCGGTGCGACTAGGGCGTTAAATGGTGTACAGAATCAAACTAATAAATTACAAAGCTCATTTAATGGCTTAAGAACTGCCATTGCTGCGACTGGTATAGTTTTAGTTGGTAGGCAAGCGGTAAATACATCAGCAAATTTTGAAAAGCTTAACGTAAGATTAGGATTGCTTACAAAAAGCAGTGCAGATTTTGCAAAGTCACAAAAGATTGCTACAGATGCACAGAAAGCATTTGGATTAAGTGCGACTGAAGCTCTTGAGGGCGTGACAGATATAACAGCAAGATTAGCTCCACTTGGAACATCAGTAGAAGATATAAGGACTGTGTTCTTTGGATTTAATACAGCTGCTAAATTAGCTGGTGCATCAGCGATAGAATCATCAAACGCATTTAGACAACTAGCACAGGCTCTTGGCTCAGGAAGGCTGGCTGGTGATGAATTTAGGAGTGTTTCAGAACAAGTACCAACAGTTCTTGCTCCTATTGCTGAAGAACTTGGCGTTACTATTGGTGAGCTTAAAAAATTAGCTGCTGATGGCAAATTGACCAGTGATGTTGTTCTCAGAGCATTGGGAAGAATAGGAAATGAGGGAAGTGGTTTTTTAAAAGAATTATTAAAAAATGATCCAACACAAGTATTTAAAAACTTTAGTAATGCAACAGAGGACTTATCAAGAGCTTTTGGTGATGAATTAAGACCCGCTGTTGAAGATGTGACAATACTTCTCACTAATTTTATTGGTTCAGTAACTGAGTTTGTAAAATCTGATGCTGGACAGGCAGCCATAATGATTACAAAGATTGCTGTTGCTGCAAAACTTTTGGCGGTAGGTATTCCAATAGTGACAGGTGCATTTACAGCTTTGATAGCAAAATTAAATATGGTCGGTGTTCAAAGTCTTATTGCATCTGGTGGTTTTACAAGTATGCAAGCGGCCTCACTACTGGCTGCTGGTGGTGTAGGAAAAGTAACTCTTGCACTTGGAGCATTGAAAATTGCAATCGCTTCAACTGGCATAGGTTTACTTGTTGTTGGTGTTGGAGCTTTAGCGACAAAATTAGTAGAAGCAAACAGAAATCAAAGAGAATTTAATAAAGCTTTGGAAGATGGAAACCAAATAGCACTAAGGGCTGAAATGGCCAAAGTTGATAAAAGAAGATTTGATATTCTTAGAAGGCTTGCAACAGCAGAAAAAAATAACAACAAGAGAGCAATTAATTCATTAACAAAACAGTTAGATTTAGAGCATGAAAATTATAAAGTTTTGAGAGATAGGCTGAATGAAGAGATTAAAAAAACTAATGAGATAGATAGACAAAATGAAAAGCTTGAAGAACAGGGCAAAATACAAGATGAAAATAAAAAGAAAGCTGAAGAGTTAAAAGAAAAAATGACTGCTGTAGGTGAAGAGATTGAAAGCAGTATAAAAAATAATTTAAGGGACGCTATAACAGGGGCTAAATCATTTGGAGAGGCTATGACAAATGTATTGAACCGCATAAGAGATAAAATTATTGATGCACAAATTGAAAAGATACTTGGTGGCTTTGGAGAAAACTTTGGTAAGTCTGCCTCTGGTGGAGGAGGTAAAGGGATTGGAGGATTTCTTGGCGGATTACTTGGAGGACTATTTAGGGAAAATGGTGGCCCTGTAAAAGCTGGTAAGCCATATATTGTTGGAGAACGCAGACCTGAGCTATTTGTTCCAAGAACCTCTGGAACGATAATCCCATCTGTTCCAATGGGCGGTGAATCAGTTACAAATAATATTGTTGTCAATGTAGATGTTTCAAATACCGCTGTTGAGGGCAATGATTCTGATGCTACATTGTTCGGAGAGCAGCTTGCTACTGCAATTCAAACTGAAATAATTAATCAACAAAGGTCTGGAGGTTTACTAAGTAAATGACAGTACAAACTTTTCCAATAGCAAATCCATCTTATAACTCAAGAATTGAGTCAATAACAAATGTAAGAGTTATCAAATTTGGTGATGGGTTTGAACAGAGATTAACTGAGGGGTTGAATCAAATTGCTCTTACTGCAACACTCACTTTTGAATTAACTAAAACTGATGGTGATACTGCTATTGAATTTTTAAAAGATCGAATAATTGATGGAGAATCTTTCTTTTATACTTTGCCAAATGAAACAACTGCAAAAAAATTTGTTTGTGATAAATTTCCAAAAAGTATTCCATTTTTAGACAGAGTAAGACTTACTTGTGTATTTAGAGAAGTGTTTGAACCATAATGGCAATACCATTTTCTGAACTTAACAAAATAAATCCAAGTTCTATCATTGAACTTTTTGAGCTTGATTTAACAGTCGGGTTACATATTCCAGCGGGAAATCCACAAAATTTACAAACTAATTTTGCTTTTCATAGTGGATCTAAAATTGGAACATTTGCTTCATTAGTTTTTCGTGGCAAGACATATCAAAGACTACCTGTTCAAGTAGCTGGTTTTGAAAAAAGGGGATCAGGTGTAAATCCTAGACCCACAATAACTTTCAGTAATTTTTTAGGTATTGAAAAAGACGGAACTGTGATGACTATGACTGATTTTTTAAATATTGTTAATACGGTCACACCCTCAAATGATTTATTAGATGCAAAAATAACAAGAAAATTACCTTTGGCAAGTGCTTTAGATAATGAAAATTTTATAGATAATAGTAATCCTTTTGGAACACCTAGTGATGACAGACTCAGGGACGAAATATACTTTATCGATCGCAAAGCTCTTGAGACAAGAAACTTAGTACAGTTTGAAATGGTCAGCAGAATTGACATGGAAAATAAAAAAGTCCCAGCTAGAGTAGTCACAAGAGATATATTTCCATCTGCGGGTAACTTTTTCTAATGAACAATTACATTTGGTCAGATGAAGCTTTTAACCATGCAAAAGAATGTTACCCACAGGAGTGTTGTGGGTTGATTTTAGACATTGAAGGGACGCATACATATTGGAAATGTAAAAACATATCAGGACTTTATAAAGAAAAATCATTTGTTATTGATCCTATTGACTACGCTAATGGAGAAGATCAAGGCGAGGTTTTAGGAATTGTCCACAGTCACCCAGACGGAGAAATGGGTTTTAGTTATGCTGATAGACTAAGCTGTAAGTATTTAGACATTCCTTTCTATCTTGTTGAGCCTGATTCACAAAGTATTATTGTTTTGTATCCATCTGAGGTAAATGATTAAAGTAAAAGTTTATGGAAAGCTAAGAAAATTTGTAGGTCAATCTTTTTTTGACTTAGAAATAACAAGTCCCAAAGAGGCTTTTAGTTTTCTAGTTAATAACTTTCAAGGAATCAAAGAACATATAAAAGAGCAAGAATATTGCATTATGGCTGGTGATGTAAGGATCACTGAAGATTTGCTAGATATGCAAACACAAAGTGAAATCAAAATTATCCCTGTTGTACATGGTGAGTTTTTAAATTTTATTCTAGGTGCCGCTGCAATATTTGGTGGTAAAGCTGTAGCTGGAGCAACAGTTGGGATTTTAGGGGCAAAAATTCTAGGAACTACAGTTGGTGTTCTAGCTGGGGCTGCTCTTACGAGTATTGGAGTAAATATGGTTGTAGGTGGTGTTACTGACTTGTTGACCCCAGATGTACAGCAGCCGCAACAATCAGGCATGGATCAAACAGACCCGCAAGCTTTGACAAGTTTTAACTTCACTGGTCTTACTAATGTATCAAAACAAGGTGTTCCAATACCTATTGTTTATGGTGAAGTCATGGTCGGTAGTGTTATCGTAAGTGCGGGGGTAGATACTTTTCAGATAAATTCCTAAGATGGCAGATTTTTTTGGAGAGGCTAATTCAGATATACGGACAATCATTGCTGCCAGATATGCAGGGCTGCCCTCTGGTACTTTAAGATCAGTAGATTTTGCAACTATCATTGATGCAATATCAGAAGGTGAGATTGAATTAAGTGCAACGGCTCACAAGAATAACATCACAAACATAAATAGTGTTGCCTATGTTAATTCGTTTTTAAAAGATATTTTTTTAAATAAACAAAGTGTTTTACAACAAGACGCTGATATTAATAATCCAAGTGCTAGTCAAAAAAACTTTCAAGATGTTGTTGTTAAATATGTTAGAGGTACACAAAATCAACCATCACTACCAGCAGCTAAAATTCAACAAAGTCCTGTGCTTGGAGGCGATATTGGACAAGTCGTGTCCTTACCGCAGGGCGGCACTTTAACACCCAGAAGTATAAGCGTAAGTGATAGCGATATAGATGCTGTAAGCATAAAAGTAACTTTTGACCAATTTTTTAAAATAAATTCAGAAAATGGTGACAGGGAAAGCATCAAAGTCAGAATCAAAATCATAGTTGACCCCAGCAATGCAACTGAGCATACATTTATTGATGAAGAGATTGAGGGTAAAAGTTTTGCCTCATATTCAAGAGATTACGGAGTAACTTTTTCTAATTTTCCTAACTTTAATGCTAGTGGTTTTTATCCTGTTTCTGTTCGTTTAGAAAGGGTTACAGATGAAGGTGACGCTAACTTCTTTTCTACTATGCGTCTTGGTGGAGCTAATGAAATAATATTTGAAAATAATAACTACCCAAATATTGCCTGTGTTTCTTTAAGGTTAAATTCTGAGATTTTCCCATCTATGCCCTCAAGGGTGTTTCGCATAAGAGGAAAAAAGATAAAAATTCCAGTGAACGCAACAGTTAGCAGAGAAAATGGTAGTTTGGCATATGCAGGGACTTGGAACGGATCTTTTAAAACAAATAAAGAGTGGTGTAGTGATCCAGCTTTTATACTTTACGACTTACTTACGGACACTAGGAGTGGCTGTGGTTTGCCAGAATCAGCAATAGATAAATTTTCTTTGCAAAAGTTAAGTGCCTATTGTGGACAACTTGTACCTGATGGGTTTGGTGGTGAGGAGCCAAGATTCTCATTAAATGTAAATTTGTCAAATGCAAAAGACGCTAATACTTTGGTCAATGATATTTGTTCTGTAATGAGAGCAACTGCTTTCTATTCAGAAGGAGAAATAAAGTTTGCCCAAGACGCACCGCAAGACATTACTGATTCAACCAATACACATTTTGATTATGTTTTTAACAATGCAAATGTTGTAGATGGAGATTTTACATATCAAGGAAGCTCTTTAAAAACTAGGTACAACGTAATTAATATTTCATATTTTGATATGGAAAATTTTACTCTTGACTATGTAACTGTTAAAGATGATGACGGAATTGCTAGATATGGAGAAAGAATAAAAACCATAAAAACTTTTGGAACTACATCAAGAGGACAAGCACAGAGAGTCGGTAAATGGTTTCTATTTACTCAAAACAGTAATAGTCAAGTCTGTACTTTTACTACAAACATTGCTGCTGGTGCAATTCTTAACATAGGCGATATTATTGGTATTGCTGATAGGGTCAAAAGTGCAACCAGAAGAGGTGGACTAATAAAAGCAGCTACAAATGTGAAAATAACTTTAGATGACGTAAGTCAAACTAATTTGCCTGACATAGGTGACTCTCCTACTATTACCTGTTTTTTACCAGACGGAACACCACAAACAAGACCAATAACCAGTTACACAAATTCTAATGAAGTAAATGTCAATCAAAACTTTTCACAAATACCTGTAGTCAATAGTCCATACATTTTAGAATCTGGTTCTCTTGAGGCACAAGTATTTAAAGTTACATCAATTAAAGAAAATGCAAATCGAACTTTTACTATCTCTGCTTTAGAGCATAGATTCAATAAATATTCACAGCTTGACCAGACTGAAACTTTCCCTGACAGAAATATAAGTTTGTTGACAGCAATTTTGCCATCACCAGCTGGAGTAACGGCAACTGAATCAATAGTTGTTATTAATAATCGTGCAGTTACAAAATTATTTCTTGACTGGCAAGATGTTGAGGGAGCATCTGCATATTTTTTGCAGTACAAACATGAGAATGATAATTTTACATCTATTAATTCACAGCAGTCGGAAGCTGAGATATTTAATGTTCGTGATGGTTTATATACAATAAGAATTTTTACAGTTAATGCAGTAGGTGAGCTTTCTGGAAGTCCTACTGAAATTGAACTTCAAGCTGTTGCTGATACTGCTATTCCAGAAAATCCAACTGACTTTGAAATAGAGCCTATTAATAATTATCAGGTCAGATTAAGTTGGACGCAATCTACAAGTCTTGACGTAATCTTTGGCGGTACTTGTATTATCAGGCATAGTCCAAACGCTATCGGACAGACAACATTTAGTAACTCGATTGATTTAGATACTAGCAACGGTAATACTACAGAAATCACAGTTCCAGCTTTAACAGGAACTTACAGCATTAAATTTAAAGATTTAGGCGGTAGATTTTCTGCTACAGAAGCAAAAGTAGAATTAGCATTGCCACAAACACAAGATGAAGTACAACTTAAAAAGGCAAACGGAACTGATTTTAGAGAGCAGACTGCTTTTAGCGGTACAAAAACAAATCTCAGTGTTGTCTCTGGTGCATTGCAACTAACAAACCCAGCTAATAATTTATCTGGAACTTATGATTTTGCCTCAGTTTTTGATTTAGGTGCTGTTTTTACAGATTTAAGACTTAAAAGACATATAAAAAGTGAAGGATTTAACATTAATGCAAACTTTGATGCAATACCAAATCTTGATTTAAGAACTAATTTTGACGGTGACGCAGTAGATAGATTGAAAGGCAGATTAACTGTAGCTGTAACAAACGACAATCCATCTGGCAGTCCAACATTTTCATCTTTTACAAATCTTACAAATGGAAGTTTCAGTGGTAGAGCTTTTAAATTTAGATCAAATTTCATTTCTGTTGATTCAAATGAAAATATAAAATTTGAAGAATTAGGATTTGATGCTTTTCTACCAGCAAGAGCAGAAAATAAATATCAACAAGGCGGGGCTGGTGGGCCTATAAAATCAATACCCTTACAATCTGGTACAAACTCAGGTGGTTTTGCTGTCGTGTTTGCAAAGCCTTTCTTTACTGGTACAAGTGACATAGGTGGGTCTGCAACGGAGTTTACACCCTATATTGGGATTTCTGCTTACGATTTGCCATTAGGAGGCACATACGAACTGTCAAATGTCTCTGGTACAGGTTTCACGATATTATTTAAAGATTCATCAAATAATCCTACAAATGTGAAATTTTCCTTTCAAGCGTTAGGATATGGAAAAGGAGCTTAATTAATGGCAAGAGATCATCTTGACAATCAAGGAGGGACAGCTTTTACCGTTGATAATGGTACAGGTCTGCAAGTAAGAACAAAATTGCAGAAAGTAATTGATGCCTTGAGGACTTTGCAATCTGGTAGTGGAGATCCATCATCAGGTTTGAACTCATATCAGTTGCACGTTAACGAAGTAAGTAATACATCACAGCTTTTAAAAATAAGAAACAAAGCTAATGACGGATTTGTCACGATAGGTGATGTTGCGGTTGAAAATTTAGGTTTGCTGCCAAAGTCAGGAGGCACTCTTACTGGTGTATTAAATGCCGTTGCTGGAACAACCTCAGCACCATCAATAAACTTTGGAGATAGTTCTACAGGAATCTATAAAAAAGCAAGCAACAAAATTGGCCTTACTTTTGCAACAAATGAGATTACTTTTTTTGACTCAGATGGTATTACAATTAACAATCAAAAAGAACTGAGGCTGTCAGAGCCAACAACGGCTGGAAGTGAATATGTAGGATTCAAAGCACCAGACACAATAGCTTCAAATGTTGTATGGAAACTACCTAATGCTGATACCACTGTCTCAGGTTATGCTCTTATTTCTGATGGATCAGGAAACCTTACATGGGGGCCAGCTGCGGGTGGTGCTACAGGAAGTGGCGGTAATGAAATTTTCTGGGAAAATGACCAAATAATCACTCAAAATTATTCCATCACAAATGGAAAAAATGCTGGAAGTTTTGGGCCTATAACGATTGCAAGTGGTGTCACGGTTACAGTTGGTTCTGGTGAGACATGGACAGTAGTCTAAGTATGTATATAATAAATCTATGAGCCAACTCAAAGTCGATAGTATTATCCCAAGATCAGGGGTCGCCACTGGACATGGTGGTGGAGTAATACAAGTAATTAGTGCCTATAAAGGCGATAAATTTTCAACATCAAATACAAGCCATACCGATATCACAGGCTTGACCTTAGATATCACCCCACTCAATAGCACAAGTAAAATTTTAGTTATGGCCTCTTTTGGGGCAGCTTGTACTAGACAGAACAATTTAGATCATGGCCATGTAATTAGAGTTTTAAGAAATGGCTCAGATGCCAACTTGCTAAATGGAACAGCGGTTGGAAATAGAATTAGAACTACTTGGAAAGGGGCAGGGCTTTCTTTTAACTCTGACCACATTGCTGGTGGATTTGCATTTATGGGTGTAGATAATCCATCAACAACAAGTACGGTGACTTATAAAATTCAAGTTCATTGTCAAAGCAGTTCACACGCATTTTTTCTAAATGGAAACGCTAGTAATGGTAATGACGGTTCTATTTATAACGGTAGATCCATGAGTTCTTTAATTGCAATGGAGATCACAGCATAATGTCTGAGTTAGATTTTGACGCTATTTACAAAGCTTACGCTGGTGTTGTTACAACTATTGACGAAGGAACTGGAGCTTATGATAAAGATGGTAAGCCTGTTACATTAGATCAAAGCAAAATAGACGCTGCAAGAGCTACTTTAAATGCTGAAGCCGCTGCTATTAAATATCAAACTGACAGGACAAGAAATGGCTCCACTGTTTATGCTTCGATAGGAGATCAACTTGATATGTTGTATAAGGATATTGTTGCGGGTAAACTAGATGCAACTGGAACGTGGGCTACCCACATTAAAGCAGTTAAAGACGCAAATCCCAAACCTAGTTAATTATGAGTACTCTTGCAGTTGGAACTATTAAAGGTGCGTCCTCAGCAGCCCCAACAATCCAAAATACAAGCGGAACTGAAGTTGGTCGGTTTGTAAGGACATGGTGTCGTTTTAAAGGCACTGGAACAGTAGCGATTAATGATAGTTTTAATTGCAGTTCTATTACTGATAACGGCACAGGAAATTATACAATTAATTTTACTAATTCTTTTGCAAACAGTAACTACGCTTACTCAATGGGATACACTGCACCTGTTAACTCAGGTCAATCTCCTCAAATGCACTGTTTAGTCTCAAGCCAATCAGCTGGTACTGGAAATATAAACATGGGTATCTTTCACCCTCAACAAAGTGGCTCTTTTGGTAGAGCCGATTGTCCAAGAGCTTGTGTAATTATTTGTTAAAACTATGTCAACACTTAAAGTAAACGCAATTCAAGATGCAAGCGGAAGTAATGAATCTACCGCTGCACAAATAGAGCAGGGAAGAGCTAAGGCTTGGATACGTTTTGACATGGGTAGTGCAACAATTAATAACAGTTATAACGTCAGTTCAATAACAGATACAGGTCAAGGCAGATTTACAATAACTTGGACTACAGCTATGGCTGATGCAAACTACGCTTATACTTTTGGAGGTCATAACCCTTATGTCACTGGTCATAGTCCTAATATGCACGGAATTTTAACAACTCATTTAGCTGCTCCACAGACAACAAAAATGTTTGTACAATGTTTTCACCCTCAAACAAGTGGACACAGTTCAGATGACCCAAGAGCTTCAGTCATTGTAATGGGAGATCAATAAATATATAATAAAAGAAAAAACTTATGGCTAACTCTGATAAACGGTTTATCTACACTAATGACGAAGGTGATCTCTGCATTGTAGTTCCAGCAGACAACTGCCCTCTTTCTTTAGACCAGATAAAAGCAAAAGATTGCCCAAGTGGTAAGACAGTTTATACTGTTGATAAATCTGTTATTCCTACAGATAGGAGTTTCAGAAACGCTTGGACTTATACGGAGTAAAACATGGGATTTGGCATAGACATGGCAAAAGCCAGAGAAATTCATAAAGATAATATTAGAGCAGCAAGAGAACCAAAACTTGCAGAGCTTGATATTGAATTTCAAAAGGCTTTAGAAACTGGAGCTAGTACAACTGCTATCGTTGCAAAGAAACAGGCACTCAGGGACGCACCAGCAGACTCTGGTATCGCAGCTGCTTCAGATGCTGACGCACTAAAAGCACAATGGAAAACTGATATACTTGGCACATCACCTTATAGCTAAATGGCCATTATTGCTGGAACTTATGATTTCACTGTTCAAAGAAGAGCAGATCATACAGAGTCCATAAGAATAACTGACTCTAATGATAATGCTGTTGACCTCAGCGGAGCAACAATAGCTGCCCAAGTGTGGGACAAATTAAGGACAGGCAAGTACGCAGACTTCTCAGTTGCTTATACAAACAGAACAAATGGTGAATTTACAATAAGTCTTTCTAGCACACAGACAACACAGTTTACAGTTGATGAATTATCTTATGATGTTTTAATTTTAAACTCAGCAGGCAAGCGAGAATATTATTTAGAGGGTAATATATTTGTAAGTGAAGGTTATACCACAATCTAATGAGCAACATTAACATCACTCAAAACAAAAACACTGTTACTGTTAACGGTGAAACAAGAGTTGTAACTGTCAAAGTAGCAGGGCCTCAAGGTATTCAAGGTGAAGGCTTTGATATTTTATTAGACCATACCGACAAACAAGACAATTCTGTGATGTACTACAACGCAAGTTCTGGTAAGCTTAAATTAGATTCAACTACAACCAAAACTACACTCGTCAATGGAGGGAATTTTTAGGCCATGTCTAACACTATAAGAATTAAAAAAAGAGCAGCGAGTGGTAGTGCTGGTTCACCCGCAAGTCTTTTTCCCTCAGAATTAGCTTACAACGAAAACGACAACAAATTATATTACGGTTTTGGTGATGACGGTCAAAGCCCACCTAGTGCAACTTCAATAATCACAATCGGTGGATCTGGTGCATTTTTTAACAAGACAGATACAAGAAGTGCAAATGCAATACTAGCTGGCCCTACTGCTGGATCGGCTGCGGCACCTACGTTTAGGTCACTTGTAATCGCTGATCTTCCAAGCCACCCGCATACCCTTATCAGTGATTTTGATACAGGCGTTAGGACTAACAGGCTAAATGAAATGACCGCTCCAAATGGTGCGGTTAGTTTTGCAAGCCAAAAGATAACAAACTTAGCTGATCCAACTGCTGATGCTGACGCTGCAAACAAAGGATATGTTGATGGAGTTGCACAAGGATTAGATATTAAAGAATCATGTCAAGCAGCAACAACAGCAAATATAACAATCTCGACTGCTCTTAATAATGGAGATACATTAGACGGTGTTACTCTTTCTACAAATGATCGAGTATTAGTTAAAAACCAAAACACAGCTTCAGAGAACGGTATCTACAAAGTCGGATCTTCACCAGCAAGGGTTGATGACTTAGCAGCTGGGGCTGATGCGGCAGGGGCTTTCACTTTTGTTGAATCAGGTACTGTTAACGGTGACAATGCTTTTGTTTGTAGTTCTGACAAGGGATCAGCGGTAGTTGGGACAAATAACCTTACCTTTGTTCAGTTCTCTGGGGCGGGTCAAGTAATAGCTGGCAATGGTATTGATAAGTCTGGAAACACACTTTCTGTTGATCTCAAATCAAATGGCGGTTTAGTAATTGAATCTACAGAGATTGCTGTTGATCTTGGTGCTAGTTCTATCACAGGAACTCTAGCCGTATCTGATGGGGGTACAGGGAGTGCGACTAGCTCTGGTGCGAGGACAAATTTGGGTCTAGTAATTGGCACAGATATAGAACCGCACTCAGATAAGCTGACAGAGCTTGCGACTATGAATCAAAATACTGCCAGTGCTTTAGCAGATTTAACAAATACTGAAGTCCAGATTCTTGACGGAGCAACGGTAACGACTGCACAGTTGAACAGATTAGATGCAACATCAAGTGTACAGACTCAGTTAAATAATAAACAGCCCCTAGATGCTGACCTCACTGCTTTATCTAGCTGTCAATCTGGTGCTGCTGCTGCATTAGCTTTATTAACATCAACTGAAGTGGCGATTCTTGATGGTGCAACAGTTACGACTTCTGAATTAAACGTCTTAGACGGTATTACAGCTACTGTTAGTGAATTAAATATCCTTGACGGTGTGACAGCAAATGCGAGTGAACTGAACGTCATGGACGGCATTACCTCAACGACTTCTGAGTTGAATATCATGGACGGTAATACCTCTGCAACCTCAACAACCCTTGCAACAGCAGATCGCATGGTTATGAATGACAATGGAACAATGAAACAGGTTGCCTTGTCTGATTTAGTTACATTTTTGGAAGATGGATCGACCAGTGGTTTCGATATTAATGGGGGAACCTACTAGAAATCAATTATTAAGGAGGTGAACCAATGGCAAACACAATTAAACTCAAGACTGGAAGCGGTAGTGATCCAAGTGCAAGTGATTTAATTGTTGGTGAAATAGCTATCAGGACTGACTCTGGTAAGCTTTTTACAAAAAAAGATAATGGATCTGTAGCTGAAATATCAGGTGGTGGCGGAATAGATGACGGAGACAAAGGAGACATTACAATCAGCAACGGTGGTGACACCTTTACAATCGACAATGGAGTTGTAACGTCTGCCAAGATAGCAAATGGAACTATTGTAGATGCTGATATAAGCGGAAGTGCAGCTATAGCTGGATCAAAACTACAGGCTGCTGGATTAGTTAATGCTGGATCTATGTCCGCTGCTAATTTTAATAAGTTAGCTGGCATTGAAGCTAATGCAACTGCTGATATGACAGGATCAGAGATTCTATCCACTATCTCTGGTGAAAATATAATTCTTGGCGAAATATCTTCTACTGGTAACTCAAGTTTTGCTGGCAACCTAACAGTATCTTCCAGTGATGGTGGTAGCTCTGCCGCACCAGAATTAGATTTATACAGAATCAGTGCATCACCAGCAGACGCAGATTATCTTGGACAGATTAAATTTAGTGGTGAAAGTGATGACGGAAGCAAAGAGATTTATGCAAAAATTACAGGAAAGATAGGTGATGCCAGTTCTGGAACTGAAGATGGAATCCTTGAAATAGCACATAGAAAAGCAGGGTCAAATAATATTTCTGCCAGATTTACAAGTACAGATTTAAAACTAATTAACGGAACTGGACTTGAAGTTGCAGGAGCTAGTACATTTTCTAGTTCTATAACTTCTTCGGGCAGTTTGATATTGAATCAAGTAACACCAGAAATACAGTTAAATGCAATTAACCATGAAAATGATTTTAGGGTAATAAATTATCAAGGTAATTATATTGTTCAAGATGTTGATGCACTTGCTAATAGATTTGTAATACAAAGTGACGGCACAACTGATATTCAAAGAAATCTTAATTGTGGTGCTGGAATTGATGTCACAGGCAACATAAGCGTTACTGGGACGGTTGATGGAGTTGATATTGCGACAAGAGATACATTATTCGGTGGATTGACCTCTAGCTCTGGTGTATTGAGCAACGGAGTGACAGCAACGACACAATCGGCTGGAAATAACACAACAAGAGTTGCTACAACAGCATTTGTATCTACAGCGATAAGCAACTTGATAAACAATGCCCCAAGTGCATTGGATACATTAAAAGAATTATCTGACGCTTTAGGTGCGGACGCTAACTTCTCAACAACAGTTACAAATAACCTTGCAACAAAAATGCCTTTGGCTGGTGGCCAATTTACAGGAAATATTACTTTCTCTGGCAGTCAGACAGTAGATGGCAGAGATTTATCTGTAGATGGTGCAAAATTAGACACCATTGAGAGTAATGCCACCGCAGATCAGACAGCCTCAGAAATCCTCTCATTACTGGTAACTGTAGATGGATCAGGGTCAGGGCTAGACGCTGACACGTTAGATGGTATTGGTTCTAGTGCTTTTGTTAGATCAGACACAAGTGATAATTTAGTTGGTGAC